CATTCCTTTTTTCTTTATTGGTTCGGTAAATAATCGGCCTAATGTTGACCCTATTCCATTGATTGAGATAGCAGAAGTTAATATTGCACATTATCGCAATAGTGCTGACTTTGAAGAATCAGCGTTTATTGTTGGCCAACCGATGCCAGTAATTACAGGATTAACACAAACATGGGCCGATACTTATTTTGAGGATGGCATTCCATACGGATCAAGAGCCGGTTTATTATTGCCGGTGGGTGGTGCAGCAAATATTCTTCAGGCAGCCCCGAACACAATGCCAGAAAGCGGCATGGATAGAAAAGAAAAGCAAATGGTTGAGCTAGGAGCTCGATTAATTACCAATGGTGGCGGTGCTGAAACGGCAGAGGCTGCAAGGATTCGTCACGGTTCGGATGCTTCAGTATTGGCGGTAATCGTCGGTAACATAACGCAAGCCTACAATGATGCGATAATCGCTGTGCTGCAGTTCATGACAGGTACGGAAGAGGAATTTTTATTTAAATTAAATGAAGACTTCTTTTCAGGAAAATTAACAGGCGAAGAGTTAACCGCTTTAGTCGGTGGATGGCAGGCAAACGCTTACAGTAAAGCAGTGCTTGATAGTAATTTGGTGTCAGGTGGTGTTATCGATGAAGATGTAGACCTTGAAGAAATGAACGAGGCTATAGAAAACACACCTACATCAATAGATTTTGATGAATAATGGCAGAGTCCCCACAAATAATCGTTAATGATGAGATCAGAAGGCAGGTATTGCTTGAAGGTGTCAAAAAGTCTGAGGCGAAAAAGTTTACAAAACATCTAAAGACATTAGAAAAAGGAATAAGGGTTAGGCTTTCAGAAGAAGGCCAGACTATTCGAAATCGTACACGCCTAAATGCCTTGTTATCTGATGTTCGCAAAATAGAAAAGGATGTATTCAGAGAATATCTTGACGAGGCCAATGCAGGATTTGATGAGGTTGTATTGACTGAGGCCAATCTAGAGGCCAGTGTTTTAAGTAAATCGATAGAAGATTTCGAGGCAGTACTACCAGCGCCTCAACAGTTATTAACTGCTTTCAATAAAAATGCCCTATCACTTCGGGGTAAGTCTCAGGGCTTATCGTTAAAACCTTTCCTTGCTCAATACGAAACAGATCAAACCGCACTGATTGAGGGCATTATCTCCCAAGGATTTGCAGAAGGTAAGACAATTGGTCAGATAACCCAATCATTAAGAGGGACTAGAGCGGCCAATTTCAAAGATGGTGTTTACTCGAATGTTAATCGAAACACTGAGATTATGGTGAGAACCGCAATTCAAAACGCATCTTCTCAGGCAAAGCAGGCAACTTGGAATGCAAATCAAGATGTTATCGTAGGTGTAGAATGGGTTTCTACCTTGGATAGCAGGACTACTAGTCAGTGCAGGTCATTGGATGGTGAAGTATTCCCAGTTGATGAAGGGCCAAGACCTCCTATTCATTTTGGTTGTAGATCTACCACAGCCCCCGTATTATCTGAAGAATTCGACTTTCTAAAGCAGGGTTCAAAGCGTCCAGCAAAAGGGCAAACAGCAGCGGGTAAAACAGATATCGACCAAGTGAGAGCAGACACAACATATTATTCATGGCTAAAAGGTGAACCAGATCAGTTTCAAGACAAAGTTCTTGGCGGCACACGCGGGGAATTATTAAGAAAAGGCGGTTTATCTTCTGAGCAATTCGCAGCACTACAGTTGAATTCTAACTTCCAGCCATTAACATTAGGCGAGATGGCAAAAGAAGCAAAGGCGGCATTTGAGAAGGCAAACTTACTTGATGATCAGGGCAATGTGATAAAAATCAAAAGGAATGTGCAACCGTCATAATTTGACAAACTAACTGTAGAGCATACAATGTAAAAAATCAGTGATTTTAATTAGAGGCGCGAACCATGGATATTTTCGACGGTGTTGAATTATCAGAAGAACAGAAAGCTACATTAAAGATTAATTATGACCAAAGTATTGCAGACAACTTTAAAACAAACGATGAATTTGATTCTGTTTTAAAAAATAAAGATCAGTTATTAGGTGAGAAGAAGGCAGAGCAAGAGAAAAGACGTGTTGCCGATGCTGATTTGGAAAAAGAGCGGCATGATAAGGCTTTGAAATCAAATGATATTGAGTCGTTAAAAACTAGTTATGAAGAGAGAATTAGTAAGTTAACCGATCAAGTTAATGATCGCGACAAACGAGATAATAGGCAGGTAGTTTCTAAAATAGCTTCCAGCTTTGTAAATGAAATATTTGTTGATGATGTATTTGTACGCGAATCAGCAACGGCAGAAATTGCGAAAAGACTTAGACACGAAAACGGGGAAACAGTTGTGCTGTCAGCCGATGGAAGTTTAAGTTCTTTAAGTGTAGAAGATCTCTTTACAGAGGTCAGAGGCAATTCAAAATATGCTAGTCATATTATTGCTTCAGAAGCTTCAGGCGGCGGTGCCGGCGGTGGCAAACAGCAGAGTATTGACAGTGTCAAAGGCTTGGCTGAAAAAGGTCTAGGGTCTGTCGCAATGGGTGACAAGGCTAAACGGACTGAATTAATCCAAGCTCAATTAAACGCCCGAAAATAGGGCCAAACACTAAAAGGTACTCCTATGTCACAGTCAGATATGATTATATTCAACCAAGATTTCATGCCTAATATACATGAAACCCTCGCGCAAATGATGGACGCTTTTAACGAAGCTTCAGGCGGCGCTATAAGACTAACTCTATCGTCCAATATTGGTGACTACATCAATACTTCTTTTTACGATGGTATCCAAGATAATCGCAGGCGTGTAGATCGTTACGCGGCTAACTCTTCAGTTGCTGCCGTTGACTTAACTCAGTCAGAGCATGTTGCTGTAAAAGTTGCAGGCGGTTTCGGGCCTATCCGTTATTTGCCAAGCCAAATGACTTGGTTGCGTAAAGCGACTGCCGAAGGTATTGAGCAGTTTTCTCGTCAATTTGCAGAAACATTAATGCAAGATCAGCTAAACACAGGTATTTTGGCCGCAGTTGCAGCAATCAGCAACCAAGCTACAGCAACCAATGATGTATCAGGTGGCGCTACTATCACTCAGGCAGCTATTAACGGTGCTCATGCTAAATTTGGTGATGCTTCTCAGCGTATTATTACATCAGTAATGAATGGTGTTACTTATCATGAGTTAGTTTCACTTAACCTAGTTAACGCTCAAGAGCTATTTCAAGCTGGAAATGTAACAGTTGTTGATATCCTTGGTAAACGTGTTGTTATCACCGATGCCCCTGCATTGCTTAACACCACACCTACTCCTGATACAAACACTGTACTTGGATTAGTCGAAGGTGGTCTAACTATCCTTGATCCTGCCGACCCTATCGTTAATATTCAAACTAATAACGGTAACGAAATGATCGAAACCACAATGCAAGCTGATTATGACTTCACGGTAGATTTGAAAGGCTACGCATGGGATAAGACGAACGGCGGGGCAAGTCCTACCGATGCCGACTTATCAACTGGATCAAACTGGGATTTAGACCAAGCTGACATTAAAAATACTGCAGGTGTGGTAACTATCGGTGATGTAGCTTAACAAACTGCTTAGTATTCAAGCCCCTTAATTGGGGCTTTTTCAGTAAAGAACATTCACTTTGAAGAGGCGCGAACAATGGCACAATCAAAAGTATGGTTATGTAAACATCCTATTTCTGAGCATTACGAGGAATCTCAAAAGGAAGCTAAGAAGAAGGCTTATATTGCAGACGCAAAGATTATTGATATTAGACGGGAGGCCGGTATAAATCCTGATATGGTTGAAGACCACGGGCTAACACCTATCAAGAAAAAGAAAGCGGCCCCAAAGAAGAAAGCGGCGGCTAAAAAAGTTGATGAGCCAGAAACTTCAGAGCCAAATAGCACTGAGGAAGAATGAACTTAATGAAGGCCATTTCAATATCAACGGGGGTTGCGTCATTAATTGGCTCAATCTTCTTTGTTATAAGTTATGTAGCAACGGCTGAGGAGCATAAGCAGCTTAAGCAATATACGGAATATAGTTTTGATGAGATCAAATTAGAGCGCCTTGATGATAAAATCAATATCATTCAGGTTAAACCCGAGTCAGAGCGCAAATCATGGGAAATAGAAAAGCTATTAATGTTAAAATCTCAGCAAGAACGTATCATAAGGCGTATTGAATACAACGATAAATAAGGCTTTAACATGGCACTCAAAGACAAGTCCACACTCTCAGCTGACAAAGATACCGCATATCCAGACAACACAGGAGGCGCAATTACTCCAGCCATCATGCGGCCACAAGTTCAAGACGAAATAGACTCATTTTTAAATCTAGCCGCAACTCAACCAGAGCAAGAAGTCGCCGGCCCTGTTGATTTCACAGGCGGTATTAAGAAGGATGGCGTTGAAATACTACCGCTTAGCTATTTCAAAACTCAAGTTTTAAGCAATGTCACATCGCCAAATTTTAGCTCAAATACTCCGGTTGATATTCCAGATTTAAGTTTTACTATCACTCAAGACGGGGATTATGTTCTATACGGAATTGTTAACCATGAGATTAACCCTGATAGTGTATGCTCTTTATTTTTTGCAAAAAATGGAGTGACAATAACAGACTCAGAGGCAAGCTCAAGACAGAAGAAGAACAATGTAGAAAACGTTCAAACTACTTATCTAGAAACGGGCTTAGTTATCGGTGACGTAATCACCGTAAGAATGGATACAGAAAACGATACAACTGACTTGGGCGTTAGAAGGTTTCTTCTCCAATCGTGGGCATAGATTGCACAAAGTGCAGCACCAGTGCATGTTGCAAGCTTGATGTGTATGTGAGTAGAGACGAATACACTTATTTTAGCAAAAAAGGTTTAAGTGATTATTTTATTACAGAGGCGCAAAATTTTATAAATAAAAACCCTTCTTTTGAAAAGCATATTGATAATATTGATAATATGTATAATGCTGAATATGCTAAACTTATCAGAAATGAAGAGGGATACTGCAGGCTATTAGATGATAATAGGCTTTGCTCAATTTATAATATACGCCCTCATGAGTGCAGGGTATATAAAACGAACATGTGTGAGGCTATTAGATGCATATCATTGAGTTAGTTATTAATCAGAACGCTAGCGGCCCATATTTTAATAAATATTTAGCAGACAACTATGCTGAGTATGCGGGTATCTCATATAACGATACTGCCGCGTATATTACGTTTAGTTCTGATCAGCATCAAACAACACACGATATAATTGAGACTTATTATAATTCACTTACTGAAAACGATGTTTTACCCGAGACAACATTGTCAGATATTTATGGGTTTATTACTCAAGAGGGGTTCAAGTGGAATACTACATTCCGCATTAATCTTATTAATGAATTCTATTCTGCAACGATAAGTATGGAAGACGCTCTATATATTGAGGGTAAAATCTCTGTCGTTATTGAATTGTTATATATTGGAGATTGGGCCTCGGCTATAATTGAATTGGCAGACAACGTGGTTGTTTCAGAGACTGTAAGCCAAGACGATACAGATAACGAATACACGCAAGTAAGGCACGATGGGTATATTGCTGAACTTCAATTATTCATTGATACTTATTATTAGGTGAAATCATGGCGATAGTAATTGTAGTTGAGGATGGGTCTGTTGTTACTGGGGCTAATACCTATTTAACAAAAGTAGAGGCGAGTGAGTTGCTTCTAGATAACTTGGGCCTAGTCCCTTCAGTAGCTCTTACTGATGCAAACATGGTTTCTTCTGCCCAGTATCTGGAAACATTCAGGAAGCGTTATCAAGGCGTTAAGGTGAGTGCTGATCAGTCTTTACAGTTCCCTAGGCAAAGTGTTTACGTTGATTGTAATTTACAGCCATCAGACGAGATACCTTTAGAGTTAAAACTATCACAAGCCCTTGCGGCCTATGAAGAATCAAACGGCAATTCTCTACAGGGTAATACTAAAGGGCAGACGATAACCTCTAAAAACATAGCCGGTGCTATATCAGTCGGTTATTCAGACAATGGCATGGATTCAAATAAGATTACATTTACTCAATTAAACGGTTATCTACATTTATTGTTTAAAAGAATTAATCCCCAAATGGCGGTGTTTAGAGCATGAGTGAGTTTTATTCTGATCTAGATGAGATTATGAAAGAGTGCTTGGCAGACTTTGACTGCCGCACTGCTAAACTTGTCCTTGTCAGGCATATTGGTCGAGTCATGAATGCTACGACTCGCGAGCTAGATGTAGGATCAGACGTAGAAATTGAATTTACTGGCATAACAATACCTTTGGGGAAAAATTTGATTGATGGTACGGCCATACTCGAGGGTGATATTCGGGTTGTCATGGATTCCGACATAACACCGATTCAGGGTGACGATGTTAAAATCGATGGTGATAACTACGGCATAGTGAGAATAACCCCCTTCAACGCGGGCGGTGTTGTCTTAGGCTATGATTTGCAGGTTAGGAGATGAGTTTTTCTGATGATGGATCCAGCTTTATTGTAGAGGTTGAAGAAGGTAACGAGCGAATTATTAAAGGCACTGCTATTGCTTTGTATGGTGATATGATTCGTTCTTCACCTGTTAAGCTTGGCATGTTTAGAGCTAATTGGTTTTTGTCTGGTAAAAATCCATCAACCAAAGAAACGGAAGATACTGACAAGTTAGGACAGAGAACCATAAACGAAGTCACCAATCAGATATTATCGTCCAGGCAATTTGATGTTTTTACCTTGACGAATAATCTACCTTATTCAGAAAAAATAGAAATGGGTAGTTCTAAGTTTGCACCACAAGGTGTTGTAAGGGTTAACGTTTTAAGGTTTGATTCATTATTAGAAGAACAGGCGCGAAAGGAAGGTTATGGCCGTATTTGAAGATATAGAAAAGGCTTTAATAGGCGTTATGATTGATAACGGGTCTGTCGATCCTGATATCAGCTTTAGCTTACCTATCGCATATGAAAATGTTGAGTATGATGATGCTGATGGTGAGCCATATTTATCGATCTTTATTTTACCGGCGACCACAGTACAATCTACCCTGGGCGATGGCGGCTGTGATGATCATCAGGGTATTTTTCAGATTGATATTAAATACAAAACAAATCAGGGTATAGCGGTACTTACCAAAAAAGCTG